AGTCTCGTCCACCGTCGCTGGCGGCAAATCAAACGGCAACTTCGGTAGCGTCACCACTTCCAACCTCCACGCTCAATGCATGCTCTCTGGGCTGACATTTTCGCCCAGCATCTCCTCGAGAACCACACCGAGAGCGCACAGCAGCTCGGCCACTGTCGCCCCCTCGTCAATGGCATCATCCATGGCGTCGAGGATCGCGTCAGCAACGTCGGCCACGACGTCATCGCGGACGCCACCCACGTCAACCACCGCCGACACCATCAGCCTGCCACCTCCGCACCCAGCGCCAGATAGCCGCAGCCATCGACGCTGCTGTCGTCGTGCTGCCCCAAGCGCAGTCTGGCGATTTTCAGCAGCGCCATCATGTTGCACACGTCGCGGGCTGTCACGCCGCAGCCAAGATATGCCGACCACATGGCCGCAGTCGCGCCGAAGCTGTCCGCTGCGTCGCCGTAGTTCTGTTGGCGCTCGCCGTGGATCAGCCGATCGGCATCTGCCAGCACTTCACTTCTATTCATCACAACTCTCCTATGTCATCTTCCAGCGAGCCACCCGGCCTGCTCCTGATTACTTCCGCCGCCGGGAATGCGTCAGCCACCGCCGCCTGCATCTTCCCTAAGCCATACTCTGACCACCACTCGACGGCCACGGCAACCTCCCGCAGCGTCAGCAGCCGCAAGTCTGGCCGCTGTTCCCGGATCTCCTGCCACGCGCGGCCATCTCTCATAATCCCGTAGACCACCCCGTTCAGCTCTACCTCCCAAACGTCGCTGCACGCCCGCAGAGCGCCGCCAGCGCTTGCCTCTGCCTCCATGAACGCCAACCCCCGGAGAGCGGCCCCCGTCCACTGTGCGGCCTTCTCCGCGTCCTCTGCGTCGATTGCCTCGCTTAGCTTCGCCAGCGTCAGTCCCCACTTCGCCGCCGTGTCTACGGCCACCAACTCGGGCAGGCGGTCAATTCCCCACCTGCGGTCTGCCTCGTCCACGGCCAGCGTGAGGGGAGCCATCATCATATCTATCTTGATGGCCACCGCCGATGCGGCTGGGTTTGTCAGGCGGTCTGACTTCTTCTGCCGCTCTGGCCGACGTGGCTTTGACTTTGGCTTACTATTTCTCGCCAATGTATTCTCTCCCATCCATAAACTTAACTTCCACTCGAGACTGTCCGGTGCGCCCGACCGCTTGCATGCCATAGCGACAGCGGAGGCCTGCCTGCGGGCGGGGCGCGTCGGGACCGTCGAGATGACGAGTGCGGCTGCTTAAGCCGCTCATCATAGGTCCGCGCACTTGAGGGGTGTTGACACCGCCGCCGCAGTGGTATAAATTCCGGAGGAATTTCACGCAAACGACTGCGGTGACATTCTTGCAACACTCCTCGCGGGGTGTTTTTTTATGCCCAATTGGCAGGTTTCCTGCCTTCTGACTGCGGAACGACTGCGGTGAACACCAGCTAACGTGTTGAAAACGCTCACCGCAGTCAGCATTTATGACTGCGGAATGACTGCGGTGAGTGCGGTTAGGGGCCGTCAATTCATTTCCTCCGGCTTGATCCACTCGCCTACTGAGCCTTACTTTGACCATTGCCGCACCTTTCATTTTCCGCACTCACTCCCAGACCCTTCCGAACCACCGCCGCACCTTGCATATATATATGCAGGTGGTGCGGCGGAGGTAATTTCGGCTTATTTCTCCGCACTCCGCACCTGTTTTTGAGGTGCGGAAAAGGTGCGGCGGAGCATCAACGCAGCAACGGCGCATACAAGCGTCATCTCCATTTTCCCGACGACTTGCCCCGCAATGAAGTCCAGACTTCCGAACGCGATCAAAAGAAACGCCGCGCTGTCTACAACGGAGCCAACCAAGCCGGATGCAATGATCGCCGCTGGCACACTCTTTTGCCGCAGAGGTGCATAGACGGCAAAGTCTGACAATTCAGACATCAAGAACGCTGCGGCAGATGCTATAACAAGTGATGCAGGTGCAACGGCGGCGGACAAGATCACACCGAGAGCGATGGCGATCAGCGCGAACTTGGCACCAAGAATTGAGTGGACAGCATCACGCAAAGCCAATGCAGCGCCGACCATCAAAACACCTGATGGAGCCATAAGACCAAAACCGACAGGAATAAGGCATGGCCCATTCGGAATGCATTGCCCGACATTGCCGATCATCCAGTTTGCCGCTGGGACGGTTGCAGCGAATGCTGCAATGAGCAGAAACTTAAACATCAAACATCTCCATTTGTGTTGCGCGCTGTGTCCATTTCACCGGACATTGAACAGCGTCGATCCTCCTTGCCATTCTCTCTGGGCAAGTTTCAGAGCCTTTATTCTTAAAGTTGCGTGCTACGTTCACGCTGTCTGCGCTAGCAAACGGCCAACGATCACCGCACAGCGCCAAACCGCGAAGCATATGCACCCAAGGAAGCGCACCATTTGATGCCAGAGCGTTAAATGCTTCATCGCACCGCCGCTCCCATGCTTCAGAGCCAACTTGCCAGTAAGCACCTGAACTGCCAAAGCAAACCTTTGCAAAGCCTAGATCGCAAAGTCTATGCAAATGACTTATTGGCTCCCCCATATGCCAAACAACGGCGGACATGCTTTTCTGATGTGGCCATTGGTTAATGAGTTTCAGATTGTCCTCAATGTCACCATCAATAACATCTGGAACAACGGCCCAGTGCGGATGGCCAAGGCGGCATTCAAGCCACTGGTGAAAACCTGACCAATCGACTGACTTGCCCTTAGTATGTAGACTAAATGCTCCATTGTCCCACATCACGGACTGGCCATTCTGAAGGCACCAGTCTCCGTCAAAAGGGTGCGCGTAACTGACGCAAAAGTGTTTGCCAGCCATTTTCAGCATTTCGTTTCTCGGCGTGAGAGGTGTGCCGTGATAGTGAAGCATCACTCCATCTCCTCTGGCTTGACCCAGTTGCCGACGAAAACGCATGGCACCTCGCGGCCATCACGCTTGCTCTCAGTGGTTTCCACACGCAACGCATCGTTGGCGATCCACGTCTTCATGATCATGCCGATGCGCGCCCTGTGCGCCTTGTCGCTGCCATCCAGCCCCAAGACAGTGGCCACTGCGTTGCCGACCCAATGCTTCGCCTGCACATTGGCGCGATACGGGTCTTCATTAGCTTCCGCTCCGGCAACCATATCCTGCACCTTGCGGAGTTCTTTCGGCCCTACGTCATCAAACGGATCAGGCATCTCAAACGGCACGCAGACACCCACCCACTCCTCGTTGTCGATCTGCACGCCGATCATGCGGCGATAGACAGCCTTGTCGGCGGGAGGTGCAAGGTTTGCTTTGCCATCGTCCACCCTGAAGATGCCCTTTGCGATCTTCTGGTCCACACCCATTCGCAGCGCGTCGTCCTCAGTGATCCGGTTGATGACCCGTGCAGCACGGGCAGCGCCGATCAGCGCACCAGCCCCGCGAACACTGTCAACGGTGGCGTCATCCCCGTTGCCTTTGCGGACATGGTGGACCAGCGAGACGGATGAATTGGTGTCGCGTGCCAGCTTGCGGATCATGGCGACGACAGCTTGGATGCCGCTGTTAGAATTCTCGTTGACAAGGTGTGTGGAGACGAATGGGTCGATGATGACCACGCCGATGTTATGCTCCCTGACCTTGCGTGTCATCATCTCAAGCAGCGCGTCATTGGTCTTTAAGCCGTCCCTGCCTTCAGCGGCCAGCGTCATGGCAAAGGTATCTTCACCATCATAGAAAAGTTTGCCGCGCACCTCTGACGGTTCGATCTTGTAGTGCTGCATTGCAGCCAGCATCCGCATTTCGATTTCAAGTCGCGGGTCTTCTAGGTTGACGATCCAGACGTTGCATTGCTGCTTCACGTGCGTGTCTAGCAGGTTGCGGCCTGTGACGATTGCCAGCGCCTCAACAACGGTCAGCGATGTTTTCCCGATGCCACCTGCCGACGCAAGCACGCTGACGTATTTGCGGATGTAGTCATGCCCGTAAATCCACTCGCGGCGGGGAAGGACGCTGGAGTCGAAGTTGGTCGCTGGCGTCGGCCAGTGCTGCGGCTCCGGCGGCTCATCGCCCGCATCCGGCAACTGCCAGTCATCATCCGACGAAATTTCGTTGGATTGCTGCTCCGGCGTTGTTTCATTGGCCTCCGGTGCCGACGAAATTTCGCTGACGAATTCAAAGTCGGCCAGCGGGTCGTCGGGTGTTGTCAACTGAGGCCCCCGGATTTCTGCGCCATAGGATCGGACTGCCGCCTTCATGTCGCCGCCGTGGACATAGAAGCAGAAAAGATCAAAGGCATCGCCCCAGCACCAGCCATCTTTCACCTGTCCGATGCCAAGGCTCACGTCGCTGCCAGATAGGCTGACCCAGTGCGTGCCGAAATCTTTGACCGCATAGCTGCCGGATGATTGATTGGGCGAGCGGTATTGATCGCTGCGGCCTTGCTTGGCGTAACCGTATTTTGCCAGGATGTCGGCCACGCTGTGGCGCGCGTTGAATTCCTCCACTGCACTTATCTCATCGCCACGGGATGCCCGCTGTGCGGCCCGCTCTGCGGCTCTGCGTTCACGATCTGCCGCTGCCTGTTCCTGCAACGCCTGCCTGCGGATTTCGGCCTGCCGGACGGCCTGCTCTATGTCGCCGCCGTGATACTCGTAGCCACGCTTGCGGACGATCTCTGACTGATAAAACAGCGGCTCTCCGGCTTCGTCCCTGCGCTCTGGCGGGACGTTTGGTAGGTAGACTGGCTGGCCGCAGCGTGTCAGCGACGGGTCGCAGGTAATGCCGCGATGCCGCAGCATGTCAGCCGCCTCCATTGTCGCTTCGGGGTAATTGGCTCCGGCGATGGCTGTCCTCAGCGGCACCAACACGCGCCACTTCTTCTCTTCCTCAGAGGCCGAAGCCGACGAATAGATCATCATGCCAGCGTCGGGGAATATAGCCTCAAAGCTGTCCTTGATTTTTGCCAGCGTGTGGTTGCCGCTATCGATATCGAAGGCCAGATAGCGATATTGCCCCATCGTGCGCTGCGCTTCGTGCGACCTGCCGTCGTGTTCACGATATTCGGATGGGATGATGAAGAGTGCCTCGGACTTGCTGACTGACTGCGGCGTTGCGACCATGGCCGCGATCTGCTGCGCCGTGATCCCGTCGTAAGTGCTGCCGGGCTTGTCTTTCAGCGTGCTAAGTGCGCCTCTGTTCAGCAAAACAACAAGCGGCTTGATACTAGGTGTTGTGTTCATTATAATTGGTCCATCGCTGACTGTCATGGGTCACGTTCTTCTCCTCCTCCCGACTGAGGCCCGCTGCCATTTCTCCCCGGCAGCGGGCCTTTTTTATTGTCAGAAGGGGATTTCGTCGTCGTAGTCTGCCTTTGCCGGGGTGGGCTTAGGTGACGGAGTGGCGAAGGGGTCGTCTTCTGGTGCGTCAGCGGCGAAGGGATCGTCAACAGCGCCTGCCTGCTTCGTCGGCCCCACGTCTGCGAAGTCGTCCAATCCTCCACCGCCGTAGACTGCGTGTGTCACCTGTAGAGCGTCCAAGAAGAGGCTAACCCCGGCCTTGCCCTCTGGGTCGGTCACTGGGCACGCGAAGCAGCGCACATTGCCCTTTGACCCAGACCAGATCCCCTTGTCTGCCAGCGGCTGTTTGTCCCCACCGATAACAATTGGCGGCATGTTCACCTCTCCGCTGGCTTTGGTTCCATTGCGCTTTGCCCGCACCTCAACGGTTCCATCTTCCAGCTTCTTCATCCCGAAGATCCCGGTAAACTCGGCCTTGATCCCGCCCGCAGCTTGGCGCGCCAGATAGTGAGCCTTCAGCTCCTTGTAGAGTGCGTTGCCCTGCTCCGCTGACATGGTCCACGCGATAGACCAGCTTGCACCGCTTGCAGTTGGCGCGCACGGTTCCGACTGCCGCTTCGCCGTGTTGAAGCGGTAGGTTTCATTAAGTCGCGGATATTTCAATTCCACGTTCTGGATCAAGATTTTCTTAAAGTCTTCATTGGCCATGGTGATCTCCTCTTGGCTCAGTTTTCGGTGTCGAAGTCGTCATCTGCACTCATCCAGCGCGGTAAGTCCAGAATATTCAGGGCAGGCCAGCCAGTGTTGTATTCGCCGCTGTCTTGCGCTGTCTTGATTTGCTCCATAGCCCCCAGCATTTGGCTGTGGCCCCACGCTATATAATCATCTGACAGCATGTGGACGCAAGTCGCATACGGCGGCTCCTTCTCGACTGCCGCAAAGACAAATTGCTTGGCTGGCAACCCGGCCTCCCGGCAGACGTGCAGGTAGAATGCGGCTTGCAGCGCGTAGTTATACTTTACGACCTCACGCCCAAAGCCGATCGGTGAGGCATCCTGCGTCGTCTTCACGTCATAGATGATCCCGCGATCCTGCCAGTAGCTGTCTGGCCGCGTCTTGATTTGCAAGCCGGTATGCGAACACGTCGCGAAGATGCTGGCTTCGTTGATCGTGCGCTCGCTCTGCATGGTCTGCCCAACTGGCGTTGAGATGACCGCGTCAGCTATTGCGCGAGACTTGTCGTAGTCGGCCTCGGTCAGCAATAGCTGGCCGTTCATTTCAGCCGCCGCCGCCTCCTCCTTCCACTTGTTGCCCCTGCGATCTTCCGGCCCGCGCACGATAAGGTCAGCGTGCGGCTCAAGGATCAGCGCGTGGACGGCGGTGCCTAAGTCAAACGCCGCAGACCGCTTGTAGGTCTTGTAAAGCCAGTGGTAGGCGCTTGTTGAATGCACCGCCTTCACGTCGCTGCTGCTGATTGCTTCGTGAGCGTGATATTGCTCGTTTGTCATGTCAGTCTTTATCATTCCATCAACTCCCTTGTGATATATGCGAAGGCTTCTAGCGAAACGTCAACTATGTGGCCGTCGGTATCTTCAAAAATAGCGCCGAGCGGGATGGCCACCCGGATCGGCTTGCGGTCAAACTTGTAGATGACGCAGGGCAGCTTGCCTTGTGCCTGCGCCGCGTCTGACGCCTGCTGCCACCAAGCTGGGCTAAACGATCCGCCAGCGTAGCGCTTGCACTCGATTGACCACGGGAAGCTGTCATCGTCCGGCGTCAGGTCGTCGTTTTGCCCTGAGCGATATTGCTCCAGGTTTCGCCTAAAGCTGATCCCCAATTCTGCGTGCAGTAGCTTTGCCACCTCTCGCTCAAAGCTGGCTCCCTTGGCGCGACCATTTACCATCAGTCGGCCCGTGGCTGCTCATGGTGAAACCCGGCACTGGCCGCTGCCTGCAACGCGGTCATACGCATGTAGGGGCCGATGCCAAGCCCGAACCGATCCGCAGCGGCTTCCAGCGCGGCCAACTGGGCCTCCGTCACCTGAATGCCGATTGTCTTGAACTGTTTCAATGGTGATCCTCCTGTGTTGATCACATGCACCCTATATGCAAAAAATATGCAGTCAACCTGCAAAAAGTTGTTGATTGGTGTTTTTTCCTGTGATTAGGTGTGATCAGGAGAAGCAACCAACCAAGGAGACAGACAGATGACCTTCTACGAACACAAAGCAGCAACCTTCAACGGCAACATCGTAGTCGGCAAGGGTGCCACCGCAGAGATGGCGCATGAAGACGCCATCAATGCTGCCGCTTCTATCGGTAGCTGCATCCGCAAGACCATCAGCGTGCATGAGTGCGTTACCAGTTACGCCGAGGGCAAAAAGGCATTCACTTGGAAGCTCCCGCAGTAATAACAGGGGGCTTCGGCCCCCACCACCCTTCAGAAGGAGACAGGCAGATGAAAGTTTTCGATTTTACAAAAGGCACCAAAGGCAAACTGCTTGGTCAAGTGAAGCTGACCGATTACGCTGGCGGGTCGCGTGTCGAGAAAAACGGAGAGACCTTCAACGTTACGCTATCCGGCAGCCACGGTGGCGCAGACGACCGCTGGGAGTGGCACAAAAAGGCTGGTCATACCATCAAGCGGCAGGACGTTGACCTTGACCCAAAAGATTTTGGCGTAGACGCAATCTGCTTTTGCACGGGCGAGTATTTTCACCAGTGGCACGCAGGCCACCCAGACGCAGAAAGCCATTGGTGTTGGCAGGTGATTGGAACCACAGAGTGGAACCGCAGCGCGTGCAAGGCTGGCATCCTCAAGGCCGCAAAAATCTAATCAACTGGGGCTTCGGCCCCCACCAACCCTCAGAAGGAGACAGACAATGGAACTCAAGACAAAATCCGAAGCCCTCACGCTGGCCCTCGTCCTCGCCATAACCGCCACCGACGACGACCGCGTAGCGGAGGCGCTGGATCACGCTATGGCAATCGCCAACAGCGGCATGACGCTGCAACAGGTCGAAGATGCTAAGAAAGCCGCGCAAGCGCTGGCTGAGATCGCCTGAAATAAATGCCCCGAAATCAAGATTGGAGAAACCCCATGACAGACAACGACATCCCTGACCGCATCGAAGTTGTTGAGCGCATGATCCAGCTGCACCGTGACCGATATGACGACATCTTGGCGCGCTACGGCAGCGGCGTGAGACCAGCGTATGTGAGCGAAGATTTGGCTTACGAAGACCACTTCATCGGGCAATACGTGGACGAACTTAACCGATTGAAAGATGAGGCAGGCCAATGAAGCGCTTCGTTGAAATTGTTGGCGAGTTTGTCGCCGTCGTCGCCATCTTCTTGATGGCCTACATCCTGCTGCTGGGAGGCTTGCTATGATGTGGGTCGCCTTCGTGGCATTCGCCACCACCGACGCCTGTGACGCCTTCGTGACAGATCAGCGCCTCATGGAAACCATCATGGACGTGCAGTGCGTTCTGATCGAGCCGGACGAACCTATCAAGCCGCTGGCACCATCAACATCACTCCGGCCACAGATGCGGCCAGACAACATTGGAGAAAAGAGATGAAGGGAGCCAATCCAAAGACCCCGGAAGTGTTGGCGCTGTGGGAGCTTGGAGATTTGACCACAAAGCAGGTAGCAGAGGCCGCTGGTGTGACCTACTCGGTAGCCTACGCAATCATCACGCGCGGCATCCGCAATGGCCGCAGCCGACCGCGAAAGGAGCGCACGGAGCAGCTACCGCTTCAAACGCTCTGCCGCCGCTACTCAATGGGGGTCGGATATTTCGGGCGGCATATTGACGAGCTGCCAACCAAGACCGCCGAGATGGCTTTTCTAGCCTCCATTGACGGGGGATACGCCAGCTTGGCCGAATATGCGGTCGATGTCATGATCAGCGATGTTTTCTTATGGAGTGAGAAGAATGAGCAGCGCTAAACGGATTGAAATGCTGATGCGTCGGCTTGACGCTGGCTGCAAGCGCGCCGAGACGTTGCTGGAGCAGCGCGCTTGGTGGAATGGCGAGTTGAGATACCGTGGCATCCGCGTTGACGCCTACGCAAGCACCAGCCCGCGCGCCGAGGCAACAGCCATGCTGACGTGGGAGATGATCGACGCAGACGATGACGGGGCGAGCGCGCTGGCCGTTGTTGACGCCCTGATCGGCAAGCTGCTTCGGGAGGCTGGCCATGAGTAACCCCAAGCGGACCGTCTATAAACGAGGCCTTTCGTCGAGTAGCACGGACCGATTTCACGTAATGCCAATCACGATGCCGCGCGCACCGTGGGAGGAGGGCAGCGAGCCTCTGCCAGACGGGAACTGTGTGGTGGTAATGCACCGGGATGTTATCAGAAAGATGAGAAAGGAAAAAAATGTCAAACACATGGAGTGAAGATGCACAGGACGCCTATGAGCGCAAGTCACAGCGCGCCGCCGAGCATATTTTGGAGAAGGTGATGCACCGCTTGCGCTGGTCGCCAGACGTAAGAGACGACTTGGCCCTTCAGCTGCGAATTTTTGCGAACCAGCGGCACGCAGAACTTACCAGCCAGCGGAAAAAGTCGGATGGATGACCCAATACCCAACCGCCGCCTACGCATGGGCGCGCTGGCTGACGTCCTGCAAGGGATGGATAACGCGGCTTTTTATTGGCTGATGATGTATACCAGCGAGGGCGGCTATTCGTCAGTTGCAGAGTGCGTGCGGGACATAGTTGTTGACGCCTATTATCATCAGGGAGAGATGGGATGACTGACCACACGCTACCCGAGGGCCGCAAAGCCATGACCGACGCAGACATGGGCGACCTCACACGCCGCCTTGCTGACACAGCTATTGAGAATAGCGAACCATACCGAGCCGCCATTAAGCGTGCCGAGGATGCAGAGGCATTGATTGCGAGGGTTTATCCATGTCTGGCAGATATGGTCAGGCTGCAAATGACCCGCGCGTATCCTTCGGATCACCCCATTTTTCGAGAGATTATGGCGGAGGCATTTCAGTTGGTTGACGAATTGTGGAAGAGAGAAAAGCAGAAAGAAGACAGGGGTAAACAATGACCGAAGCAATCCCGCTCGACATCATCAAGGCGCTCGCTTGGATTGGGGTTAAGCCGCCGCCCGAAGGCAAGCGGCGAACATTCTGCCCGCAATGTAGCGCGAGCAGGAACAAGTCGAGCAGGCCATGCCTGAGCATCTACACACAGAAGAGGAATGCATACGTTAAGTGCCACCATTGCGGGTGGAGCAAGCCTGTCTGTTAACGAATTCAGCAATATCGGCCTCCTGCGCCTCTGCAGAAAACTCAGACGGCTTGATGCGAGTTGTCATGCGACGCCCTATTTGGTCGCGGGTCAATATTCGCATCAAGCCGATGTCCAAGGCGACCAGTGCGTATTCGTCAATATCCCGTTGCGGCGTGAAGAAACAATATGACGCATCTCGCACGGAAAGGGCCGACTTGACCTCCAGCTTTGTAAGCCTGCCGCCCACGTTGGCGATCAGGTCAAACTGGCCGTCAACTCGGTATATCTCAATTCCGCGCAGTTCAAATTGGTAGGCCACCCAATACTCGCCAGCCCGGCCGGCGCCAGTGCTACTGATCGCGGCCATGATAGTGCGCCCAAGAGCGCTCACAGTGCGCTCGACCGAACACATAAGTCCACGCCAGCCAGAATGGATGCGACTGCAAGCGCCACGCGCGGCTGCAAAGGCTTTCAGACGTATCACGAAATGATACGTCATGCATGCGTCTGCTCAGTGTCTTTAGCCATCGCATAGAGCCGCCCACGTCTCGTTGCTGATGATGATGTCGCGCAGCAATGTGTCGTCATTTTCTGACAGCCAGATCACGGTGCGCTCAGCGTCGAAGTAAATAGGCGCGGCGATGTCACAGTATGACCCGCCGCTACTTGCGGCGCACCCACTTAGCAGAGCGCCCACGCAGAGCGTCATCGTCCAGCGCATTGACTTCATCCTCCGTCTTCTTGGCTTTTGCCAAGTCATCCCACTTAGCCTCGTTGGCTGCGGCTTTGGCGGCAGCGGCCCCGGCGCGTCTTGCTTGCCAAAATATGGCGAGCAGCGCCAGAAAGCCGGACGCCACGCCAATAAAAAATAGCCGTATTCGGCCAAACATAAACATCACGCATCTGCTCCCCATTGCAGGCATACAGCATCCACGATCTTCACGTCCGGGCCGTAGGTGCCAAAGACGGTATTGATGCCGCTGTCCACCGTGGCCCAGCAGTCGGCCTCTGAGGGGACCGCAGGACCGCCTACCGCGATGCAGGCATACTGCGAGCAGACGAGTAGTATGGCGGTCCACATGGTCATCTTACACCCTGCCCCCAGTGCTTGATCCGCTCGCGCATGATCCAGAGAGCCGACACGATGATGACGCCCGCAACAATCATTGCCACAATTTGCGCGATCCCGTCGAGCATACCGACAGCCGAGATCCCCGCGCCAGCACCTGACGCGATCTGCACGGCTGACGCCTGCACGGTGGTGGACTGCGCCACGCTCTTACGATCTGGCTTCATGTCTGCGGCTGGTGCGTCAACGGAGACTGGCGTCAGGAACAACTTACGCTCTGCCTCCCGGCGGCGGACAAGCCCAGCAAGCACCTTGCCACCCGCCTTATTCCAGAGCAGCATGGCGTTGGCGGCTTTCACCTTGTCGCCAGCGTTGAAGTGGCGGAGTGCAGACGATCTCTTAAATGCGTTGCCGACGTTGTATGCGAGCGAGACGAAGGCCCCGAACTCGTTCTCATTGATTGGCTTGGTGATAGCACCCGCAATCTCAGTCGAGAATTTCTCCAGAGACTTTTGCAGGTAGTATTCTGCTTCTGCTTCGGTGATCTCCATGCCAGCAGCAGGCTCGATGCCAACGCCAGCGCGAGCCGTCGTCCCGTAGCCAATGGTCCACACACCAGCGGGACACTTGTAGGCTTTCAGCTTGCAGCCCTCAAACTCTTTGACCAGATCGACGGTGGCTTGGTTAATCATTTTCTCAGCGCCTCTTCGATCCCATCCAGTTTTTCGAACACACGCTTAAAATTGTCGCGGACCTCCTTAAACTCACGATTGTGGGCCTCTTTCGTGGCTTCAACCTGCGCCTTCAAGACCTCAATCTCTGTATAGTGATTGTTGGTCTTTGTATGGATCATCCAAACAAAAGCGCCGACAGGGACGACGATGTATTTGAGAAAGAGATCAAGAGTTTCCATCGACGGTCTCACTTTGTTAGGGCGTCTTGCTGCATGATAATCTCAAGTCGCTGAACAGACAATTTTAATTCCAAGGTCGTGCTTGCCATCCAAGAAAGAATAGCCATCACGGCAGCGGCGAACATGCCAACGATGACTTTCTGATCCATGTCTACGCATCCTTGATTTTGAACGCCGCGAAGTCGCCGCTCATCAATTTCTTTTTAGCATATTCGGCGAACTCTTTCGAGCCTATAGCCGCGCCGCACTCGCGCGACCAAGTCTCGGCCACTACCAGCGGGATCGAGCCGATCTTGCGGACGCGCGCAGCACCAAACATGCTCGGGCTGACCTCGGCCTCGTGCTTGTTGAGGTCGATCAGGCTCTGCACGTCCTGCTGTCGGTTGATGTGGATCTTGCCGTCAACGAGGTCAAAATTTTCCTTGATCGTCCAGTCAGTCTTTAGCATCGAACACCTTCTTGGTTGCCTTTGCGAGCTTTACCTCTTCGGCAAAGCCATTGGCAATCATGGCCTCGGCAATTGCCTCATCCAGATTGGCTTCGTAGCCCATGCCGCGCGAGTGTCCGTCGATCCAGACGCCCCGGTCGGTGGTAAGTTTGATCTTCATTTCTTGCCCTCTCAGTAAGGTGACGGGGGCCACCGAAGCAGCCCCCGCTTGGTCATCTTAGAGCGCCGGGTTGATGTCGCCGATAACACCGTGGCCAGCCTCGGTATCGACCTGGAGGCCAAATTCTACCGAAATCAGGGTGCGGTCGGAGTGACCAGTGCGCGCGAGCGGCTTCTGCTTTGTGGTTTGCAGGTAAGCAACGCGAGCGTAGTTGGGGTCCAGAACGAACACATCACGCGAGCGGATGAAACGCGAGGGGATGATCTGTAACTCCCCGAAATCACTGACAAAAAGGTCAACGGAGGCTACAATTTTCTTATCGCTGATGTCGCGGTAGCGAGTAGCCGAACCAGTGAAGGTCGAGCTGATCTTCTGCTTCACGCCCGAGCCACAGAGGACCATCGTTGGCTCTGCGCCTGCATTCCAGCACGAAGCAATCACGTCCTTCAGCATTGTCTCACTTAGCGCCCGCAGACTTCCGTCAGTTGCCGCTGCGTTAGGGAAGCCAGAGGTGGTGCCTGACAGGGTGCCGGATGCGCCACCAGTGCCGCGCGACACGTTGGATGTGAGGAATGCCGACAGCGATGCAGTCTCGCGCGCGGTGCCGGAAGACCCTGCGACGGCTGCGTTGTTGTCGCCAACCAACATCTGCTCCATGTCACGCTTAAGCTCACGGAGCTTGTAGGCGATCTGCTTGGCTTTGCGCTGTGCATCGCCTGCGCCGTTCACGCTTTCAGCGGTGTCAGAAACGTCAACCACCTTGTCCGAAATCTGGCAGAAGTTGCCCAATCTGACAGCGTTGGTCGGTGCGTCGTTGCCGGGGGCTGCTTCACCCTCGACCACACGGTTCGAGGTAGAGGCCGCTGCGAGCGAGACGACTGGCCACTCGAAGTAGGTGTTCGTGACCGACTTGCGGCCCACGGACGACATGAAGGGGGTTTCAGTCGGCGAGATCGAGATCAATGCTGGCTGAAGGTCTTCGCGGATCGAACTGACTAAGTAAGTTTCGTTGGTATTTGCAGTAACGCCCATTGGTATATCTCCTTTATGGGGTTCAACTCAGAAGGAATTTGGCGACGTCATCGACGCTGCCAGTGGCTTTCATCCGAGACACAACCTGCTTCGCCTGCTTCACCTTACCGCTCTTGGCCGACTGCTTCGCACCGGGCTTGACGACCGGACGGGCTGCTTCGACCTTCCTCTGCGCTTCGCCGCGAGCCGCCACCATCTGGCGATACTTCATGGCGTCGTGCAAGACGCGGACTGCTCTGCTGTCCACCAGCGAGGCAAGTTCATCCGGCTCGAAGCCGTATTCCTGCCCAGTGGCGATGACTGCGTCGCGGATCTTCGGAGCAATCTCCTTGTCCGCAAACTCTGGGATAGCCTGCTGCAGCTTCTGCATCTCCTGAGCCAGTTGATACTGCAACGCCTGTTGCTGCATCTGGTGCTGGCGCTGAGAGAGCGCTTGCCACTGCTGCACGTCCTCCTGCCACTTAACCACTTCCTCGTCGTGCTGCATCTTGGCTTCCATGTAGCCAATCGGATCAGAATTGAAGAGTTCACGGCTCGGCGGCGTTGGCTGACGCGGGATACCCCCAGCCTCTAGCTGTTGGCGAAGTGCGGAAACCTGTTGCACCTCTTGTTGCAGCGCCCCGTAAATTGCCTCGACCTCCTTGCGGCCTTCGGCGACTTGGCGCATCTGCGATTGGACATACTCCTGACCCGAATAGCCCCGTTTGAGTTCCTCAAGCGTGACCTGCTTAGATTGTCCGTCCACCTTTACGGTGTGGAGCTGAGTAGCTGGTTCTTGATCGACTTCGGTCTCTTCGTCGTCTTCGTCATCCTCGGCGTCTTCGGCGTCGTCCTCGTCGGCTTCCGCGTCTTCCGCCTCCGCTTCGTCTGCAGCATCTTCCTCGGTCGCCTGCTCTTCAGCGTCGGCTTGCAAGGTTTCCTCTTCAGGGTCCACGGGTTGCTGATCCAAGATCAGCGAAGTTGCGGCTTCAAAGTCATCCACCGCCTGAGTTGCAGTCGTGTTAGCCACGGTGCTGCTCCTATCGTTTGCGACGTTCCGCCATTTTGCCGTCAGCCACGAAGGCTTCGAGCTTTGAGCGGAGTGCGTCCAGCGACCGGACCATCCGGTGCGCTTCCATGATGTCCTCTTGCGAGGAATTGGGGTAAGTGAATACCCCAACTGCGTCATGTTGTATCATGTCGAGGGCCAAACGCAAAGTCTCGTCGTTGAGAAGGCGCTCGGCGTTCATTTTGCGCTGCTCTGGCGTCAACGGATCACCCCATTCTGGTCACGAACTGCACTCTGCTCGGCCTTGATCATCATCTCGTTGGCCTTGATGCCATATTTTGCCAGAAGCTCGGCGTTCGAGAGCGCCAAGTCCTGAGCCATTTTATCCCGCTGCAAGTCCTGATCGACGCGCATCTGCTCCAGCTTGCGGCCATGGTCAGCCTGAGCCTTCTGCATGTCGAGCTGGGCGCGCTGGGCGTCCGACTGCATCTTCACCTGAGCCTTCATCTGCTCGGCTTGCAGGTAGGCTGCATTCGGGTCTGCCTGCTGACCCTGCTGCGCCTGAGCCGCCTGTTGAGCCGCCGCCATGAGTTGCTGCTCAATCTGCTGGTTCATAGGGTTAAAGTAGCGCTCGGAGTTGCGGATGCCCGCCGTGGCCATCATGTCGGACAGGGTATTACGAATGCCAGTCAGGGAGACGACGCCGTTGGTCGGGCCGTATGCTTGGAAGATTTGCATCTGCAGGCCGAGAACCTCGCGGTAGGCCATCGCCTTCTCTTCCTCGCGGCCAGTGCCGACCCCGACATTCACGATCAAGTCCATCGAGGTGTCCCAGACGCGCGGGTCAACTGGCTGGAACATGCCGTTAAGCCGCATCATCTTCTCGCCGTCGGCGTGCTTGACCGTGAGGCGCAAGAGGAGGCCGAAGAGCTGGCGCATGCCGCCCTCGGCCAGATTACGCGCCATCACCTCGACCTGACCCGCCGCAGCCTGCATCGTCGCCACTACAGCCGCCTTGGTGGTGGACTGCAATGCGTCTGGATCGAGGCCCGCCGAGGCGCGTGTGACGCCCGTCTTCTGCTCGACCAAGCCGTCCATGTATTGCAGCGCGCCCATCGTCTGGCCCGCCGTGAACGGTATTTCGTATGTCTGGACCATGCCGGGAGCGCGCTGGCGGATGATCGCGCCCACCTCGTTGTTGAGGATGTCTTCGATGCTCGCCTGTCCCTCTACCACCGCTAGCCTGGGATTATTCACCATGGCCACATTGTCGAGGATGCCCCGCAGCATGGCCGTTGTGGCGTCTTGATCATCCATCGTGATGTCGGCCAGCGAGCGCCCAAGCATCGTGTGCGGCTCTGGGTCCACCTCGAAGATTGCGTAGGGGATCTCGTCACACGGCTCGACCATGAGCAGCTTGTATTTAGAGCCGCCGAGTATCGCGCGATGCAGCGTCCCCACGCCTTGGCCGTCGGCGTCTATACGCATATAGGCTTCCGTGACCATGACCTTCTTCATGGACGGATCGGTTGCATTCTCGTCGTCATTCGGGTTCATCGAGTAGCCGCGACGGGCTTCCTCCTCCTGAGCGACGATGGTGTCAGTGTCTGTTGAGCTGTCCAGATCGACAACGTCATCAAACTCAAAGCCCATCGCCACCAGATCGCCGACGCGCATGTCGGTGCGCTGGCCGCAGACGTAGCAGTCGCTGATGGAGCGGGCGTTGCGGTCGAAGAAGAACTCTTCCGGCGGAATGCTGTCCACGCAGAGGTCGCCAGCGTAGGTGGTGCGGGCGACCTTCACGTCATGGCTGACCATTGGCGGCTGCGCCATGACCATGTCCGGCGTCTGCGCCATCGACGCTTCCGTCGTCTCGCTGTGTTCGAGGATTTGAATGTCAGGGTCTGCCATGATGGCATTGAACTGCATGTCGTTGAGGCCAGTGAAGGTGTAGACCTTGGTGGACTTCTTTTCCTCATAATAGGCTTTGACGACGCCCATCTTCTTGATGAGCGCATCGTGGAAGGCGTCCGAGAGGATGCGGTAGCCGCCCATCTCTTGGAATTTCCAGTGCATGTAGGTGGTTGCCTGATCGGCCAGCAACACGTCCTCCGGGCCGCGCGGGATGTATTCCACGAACTTCGAGGAAGACAGGAACACACGCATGAGCGACGGCTTCACGGCACGAACCGTGTCGCGCACTTTGGTCGAGACAACCCGGCTGCGCCCATCCTCGTATCCGAGGTCGCACTCGCCGTCGAAGTAGCGCTGCGCCTTGATGCGGTCCTCGCTGACATCGCTCTCAATGAAGTCAATGGCATCCTGAACGGCGACCGAGAAGATGCTCTCAATTTCGTCATCTTCCAGAGGCTTTGGGCCTTCCATCTCTTCGGTCTCGCCCTCTGCGGCGTCTTCCAGCTCGTCGAGGATGTCGCGGATGTCTTCGTCGGCGATGCGGTCTTCAGGTTCCATCGTTTGTCCTCATTCCGTTACAACTGGAACTGTAGAGAGCGCACCCGCACTAAACAGTTGCTCAATGATTTGCTGTGCGCGCGTCTTGTCTTGCATGTTGCGCGCACCGCGAAGCAGGACATTGACCGCCGCATCGCGCTCCGCCCCTTGCAGGGACAGTATGCGCCCAATGTCGCGGTTCAGCGTGCTTCTGGCCGTGCCGAAAAGAAGCTCGTCAACGACACGGTTGACGGGGGCAGAGAGTGTCTTGTTGAGGCGCTCCGTTATTGTTGGAGCGCTTTCAGCGCCCATCTCTCTGGCCGACGACAAGTCTGCCGCCGCCTGCTTGCGGAACTCTGTCTGGGAGCCAGCGAGAACCTCGCTGCGGGTTTTGGAAAACTCGGCCTCCGCTTTTAGTCGGCGCATGATGGCGCTTGCATCTTGGTCACCCAATATCAGGCGCAGTTTCTCAGCGTTCCAAGACTTATCGAATGCGCCCCATGCGGCAGGAGCATCGTTGCGGCTCGTCCCCATAAGGGCGGCGATGTATTCTCGGCTTCCCTTTTTGAATGCCTCTTTCTGGGCGTCAGACATACCAGACAGCTTCACTTCAAGCTCCTGCGGGGACATGGCAGACATTGGACCGCCGGAAAACACTTCACGGCCTTGATCAATTGACCTTTCAATGCTCGAAGCGTCAGCCCACCCGCTACGGGCCTGCGCGTAGCCGGGGATTTGATCCAGCCTCTGGTCTACCTCCTCAAGAACATTTTTGAGGATTTTGCCCTTTTCGCCGCTTTTTGCCGCAAAGGCTTCTTCTTTGGCGTCGCTTAGGGCTGCGCGAGCGTTGTGCAGGCGAAGTGCAGAGATTTCCCCCTCCTGCCCGATGTCTTTTAGAACGCGGCCAAGAGCCGCCCTAACAGGGCCTGACTGGTCTCGCGCCGCAATAGTTATGCCGCTGCGGAGGGCGTCAACATTGATTGGATCAGGAAATTGTTTTGCCGCGTCATACATTGGGCCGAACACAGATGCCTTTCGGCGTGCCTGCTCGGCGCGCGCCTCAAATGCGGCAGTTGGTCCAGCAATACGGGCATCCATCTCACCCGATATACGCTGGCCAGCACCAGCGGCACGCGTTTCAATCTCACGGCGCACGATGTCTGCCCCCGTGCCGCCGATAGCTGCCATCCCTTGCGCGGTCTGACGCGGAGAGCCGGGGATGTCTGCAATCATTCCCTCTGGACCGATCTCTGCTAAGTATTTTTCAATGTCTTGACCGGAACGCTCTGCCGCGCCGATGCTGCGTGCCACGCGCCTTGAGGCGCGACCAGTCATGTCTGGTAGTGCGCGACCAAAGCGAGCCACATCCTGCAGCGCTCGCGCGCCGTATCCGGCTGCGGCTCCAAGCATTGGGGAGGAACCGCCTATTGCTGCTCCTGTAATTGCTGTTCTCGGATCAATATTTCCAATGTCGGCGATTGGACCTTCAGTGCCGCGACCATAGGACGGCAGCGAAGCCATGGCTGCACCCGTCAATGCTCCAGACACTATTTTCCCGAGCGCACCCATTCCCTGCGTAACCTTTGCCGCGCCTCCAGCGGGGGCCATCGCCCCACTGAATGCGCCAGCCATCTCGCCTTTTGCGTAAGCCTCGGGAGAGATGAGCTGCGCTGCCTCGTCCTTCTGGCGAAGTAAATCCCGGTATTTATAGTATGCCTCGCTGGCCGACTTGGTGTCGCGCGACTTCACAAAATCCGAAACAGCCGCGCGAGCGCCAGCAATCTCATCGTCCAAGGCCATCATTGCGCCAGACTTGAAGCCCTGATACCTAGCAGCCGTTTCGAGCGCCACATCTTCGGCGGGACGCTGCTTTTTGCGGTATCGGTCAAGAGCTTCTTGTTCTGATGACGTGATTTTCCCGTCACGCTCAAGCTGCTCTAAAACCTTCACGGCATTAAGGATTTGGTCCGCCTGCGCTGGCGTCATCTGATCTGCCATGTCATTGCCCCATGAGTAGCTTTGTTGCCTCTTCGCGGCTCATTCCGGGAGGCGCACCAGACGACTGCTGCTTGAACAGAGCTAGTGGGTTCTCAAGGCTATTGAGCATTGAATAGTATTCTTTTTGGTCGATGGCTCCGGTCATTAGGTCTTGGGCGATCAAGGCGCGCTGTATGTCGTAATCAGATATTGCATTTAGCGTCTGCAAGATCAGGCGATTGCCGCTCGGTGAGTTGATGATGCGCGGGAGACTGCGCTTGAACAATTCAAGATCGGCGTCAGACATTGGGCCAGAACCGGGCTGGCGCTGTTGCGGAACAAGTTGACTGATAATAGCCTGAGCCGCCTCAACGTCACTTGCCTTTTCCAGCTTTAGGCCGAGATTAGACGCAGCGGCCACAAACGCGCCCTGCCCGCCCTGCGGGGCATTTTGCAGAAGATCAGCGAGGACGGCATAGCTTCCCTTATTGCGCTGGGCAATTGAGCCTGCCGCCTGCAGATCAAGCGCCTGCTCGCCGATGCCTTTCCCCACGGCCTTCTGAAACTCTGTTTCCTGCTGATTGCTGATCGTGACGCCGCCGCCACCGACCTGCGTGACTTGTCCAGTCGGGCTGATGTTGTAGAGCTTTTCAGGATCAAGTTTGGTGCCATACTGCGCGTTAAGCTGCTCGCCCGTCATGGTCGCATATTTTTCTTTCGGCTGTGCATACGCCATGCTGATGGCCTCCTTGGCGTAGCCAGCCTGCGCCAGCTCAATCAGCTTGGGATCAGCGCCCATGTTTTGTAGCATCTGGACAGTCTTGTTTGTGTCCGTCTGAGCCTTCCGCTCCTCCGCGCGACCAGCGATGCGCTGCGCCGCCATCTGCTGCAAACCGACATTCGGGTTCAGCGTCATGCCAGCGAAGCCGATGGCCAGCCGATCAAGAAGATCAGGATCAGAAAGCAGCCCCCCGAGGAAGCCCTTCCGCTCTTGCGGCTGCGGTGTCGTCGGTCCCATTCCATTCATCGTCTTGCCCTTTCCAAGTGCCGCCATCGCATCGGCGGCGACGGAGCGAGCGCCCGCGTCCGGCCTGTAGCCCTCCCACGCGCCCGTGCCTTGCGTCTGATATATCCACTGGCCGATCTTGTCCTGCATGTCCGGCGTCATCTTCTCATCGCCGCGCAGGCCGAGGCCACGCTTGGCATCTCGCAGCGTAGTGCCGACCACTTGATAGGCCCCCATGGGGGTTGCCACGCGCCCAACTTGCCCCTTAACCCACTGGGCGTAAGGCCCAGACGTGTTGGAAAAGCTCAGGGCTTGGTCAACTGTCATGTCGGTAAGGCGCGTGTTCTCAAATTGACGACCGGGCCGATTGGAATACCCATAAAGCGCGTCATAATCGCCGCCGCTCTCCCCCGCGAAGATGTTGCTGCGGATCGTATTCCAGTCGGCGATTGCCATCAAGCAGCCTCCAGCTCGCGGATCAAGCCAGCGTAGCGGACGCGGAGGTAGCCGTCATCGCCGCGCATAACATGCTGCGGGTGCGAGATCGCGACCTCGTCGGCGATTACTCCAAACGTCGGCTGGCTTGGGCTTGCAATGCGCTTGCCTTCGTCGTTCCAGTCCCAAGTGTAAAATTGCACGCCGCCGACATTCCCTGCGGGCTGAATATTTTCCTTGAGGCGGATGTCAGAGACCTTTGGGATCGCTGTGGCTGCAATCGCCAAGTAATCAAACAGCCCCGGCTGCTTGCTGGCCGTCTGCGTCTGCTGCCCCATATTGGCCGCGCCAACGGACGCCAGCATCGTCTGCAGCGCGTTTTGTGGCGCGCCAGCAAAGCCAGCGTATTGACCCTTGGCTGCGTCCATCAGCATTTGCTGGATGCCCTGCTGCAGCGCGCCCTGCTGCGCCTGCTGCCCCGCGATCTGCTGCCCGAAGCCAAAGCCAAGGTTTGCCAGATTGCTCTGAATGCCCTGCTGACCCTGAGCAGCCCCCAGCGCGGTGTTGAAGCCCTGCTGCTGCAGATTGCCGAAAGTCTGCGCGCCCTGCCGCGCGAACTCTGCGTTGGTCAATGCCTCGGCCACACCGTGGCGAGACCCACCAAACGCACCAGCCTGCGTCGCCTGTTGGCCAGTGGTGTTAACGGCCATTTGGCGCTGGCGCTCAAGGTCGGCCATCGTCTGCCCAGTCACCATGCGCGTGTATGGGTTCATAAACTGCCCGATATTGGGGCCAGCCGCTGCTTGATTGTAAAGGTTTGCTGACGTCTGATAGACGTTAGCGCCTACGGGCGATGTCGCTTGCGGGTTTGCTGCGCCTGCCATTTTGTGCCTCCTTAGCCCCAGAAACCTTTAGCGCCAGCGCCAAAGCCTTTGCCGCCCATTGCCACAGAAATATCATTCATTGCGTCGCCAAATCCATATCCACCCATTCCGACAGCCCCTGACGGGCCAGCGCCGCCATAGTTGCCTCCGGGTTCATTTGTGTAAGCCTGAGCCACTGCCGGGGCAGACACGGGCGATGGTGTGTATGTGGGGAAGTTGCGCGACGGGGCCGCGCCTGTCTGCGGGTTGATAAACATGGCGCGAATAGCGTCATACTGTCCCGGCGCACGCGCTTGCAGCTCACTGAGAGCCTGATCATAGATGTCGCCGGAGCTATACCCCCTCACGCCGCCAGCATAGGTGTTGGCCGCTGGCATGCCAGCGGATGGCGAAAGTCCGCCGCCCGCCGTGCCAAATGCGGACGCGGCTTGCCCGGTGTTGGCCATGGCCGCTTCCTGCATTGGGGTCAGCGCCGCGACATCTGGGCCATAGTATGCAATTGGGCCTAGAGTGGATGCGTATTCGCCGCGAGCAATATTTGACTGTGCCGCGTCTTCCAGCCACTGCGGGATCTCGACTTTGGTGGTTTGCGACCCACCCTTACCACCTGACATTAGCTCTTCTCCATCACATAGAGCGTAGGCTTAAAGCCATGCTTGCCCATCAATTTCATCCAGCCCTTGCGGCCCGCCAGTGTCATCGCGCTGCAGCCAAGGGCCTGCCCCCACCGCCACGCGACGTCTATCATCTCAAAAAGCTCTGCGCGCTTTCCCGATCCGATAAACACATGCAGAACCTTTTTCCGAGGATACACGATTATTTCAGTAATTGCCACAGTGCCTCCGTTTGGCCACATCTGCATGCGCCCCTCGGACACGGCGTCCACAATATCTTGGAAGATGTGAGTGCCGCCGCTGTGCTTTAGCGCTGCCTCAATTTGCTCCCTGTAGTCGTGGATGTTGGGCGTCAACCGTGTATCCTCGTTATGGCTAGCGTTGCCGCAGGCGTTGATGGGGCAAAGGCCGTGGCCGCATGGGCCGACAGCGAGGCATTTGTGTTATCGACCGCCCAGTAGGCTTCCAGATAGTCGCCAGCCGAGAGGGGGAAGATAGCGCTGCGGGCGACGATGTCAGTGGCACCGTTGGACGACAGGCTCGTCCTCATGGCCGACGTGGGGATGTCTACGCCGTTGATGCGGGGCCAAAACCAGAAATTCACTTGGCTCGAATTTGTGGACGTGATCTGCGCCGTGAACGAGAGCATATACT